TAATTATATGATAGATATATAAATTTATTATCTATAGTATTACAAATAGTATGTTGAATAATAATATTATCGCTGTCATTAATAAAGCTAATGTCGGCGACTGAATGTCCTCATGGAAAGAAAGAAAGATTTCAAGAGTTACTTGCTATTGTAAATCAACAATTCCCACTTGATTCACCACGCACACAAACGGAACAAGGTGTCAATATAATGCCTGATTTTTTGGGCCAAAGCAAGGCGAATTAAAATATGCCCTTGAATGTCTTGCTGATGATAATGAAACGGATTATCCTTATATACTAATCCATACAAGTATGGCAATTATTCCAGGAACCGAAAAACAACAGGTGAAATATAACACCATTAAATATACTGGTAATGACAATCTTATATTTAGTATAAATAAAGTGATTTCACATTAGTATGCTAATCCAACTAAATTTCTTTTAGGAGATACTTTTAATAAGGTATAGTTGTAAACAAATATACGTATACGACCTTCTTGAAAGAATTTACTAAAATAGGTATCACTAGGTATAGTATTATTTTGTCCGAGTTTAATTAATAGTTCTTTAGTATTAATTTGACCAAAGTTAATAGTTCCACTAGGTTGGATTTCTGTTGGTGCTAAACTAAAACTATAAAGATTAATACCATCTTGAGGTTTATTAGTAAAATAGTAATATGGATTTAGATAATTAAAGTAAAAAGCATCTCTTTCTTGGAATCTATCTTTACCATTTAATTGTAAATTAGCTGATATAATAGGATTATCAGTTCGATTTATATTATTACCTGAATTAAAAGCATCAATGATGCTGATAGTATTAAGATCAAGAAAGGTAGATTGTGTAGTATGGACAGTAGATGATGTTGCATTTTCTTTTAATTCATCTATTGTTAGAGACATATCTTCATATGTTATACTACTTTCTAATAATACTACATTATCAATTGTAGCTTTGGCTAAATATTCATTAGAATTATTTGTATTTACACTTGCAAATAAAAAGATAGCTTTCACTTTTGCTTGTAATTCTTCTAATTTAGATAAACCGCCTGTGACCAAATCAATTGATTCTCCAATATTAGTAAAAGTACTATTTATTTTAATAACTGGATTAGTTGTATCAGATACATCCAAATCTTTTCTGGTAGCAAGCCAGATTAGTTTAGAAAAGTTCGTTTTTGCTAATTCCCAATCATCGTCAGTAGCCCAAGATAAAAACGGGGTTCTTTGATAATACCTTTTTAAATTAATATACCATGATAGGTATTTACATGGTTTATCAAAAATAAGATTATATCTTGGATTAACACTAGTAACACTATCAGTCATATCCTGAACTTGTTCAATCAAATATTCATGATCTTGTGTCATAAATAATGTTCTTTCTTGGTTATCTAAGAAAATATAATCAACTAGTAAATAACCAGATGATATAGTAGGAAGTGATGTAGGTTCAACCGAACCCTTATAATTAATACAACTTATTGCTTCATTTAATCTAACTTTAATTTGAAAGTTTTGTTTAGTTATAGCACATATTGGAAAGGCGGAACTTGTACTTTTACAAAACCAAAAATAAAGAGGAATAAATAATTCTAAACTAGTATGACTTTTTTGTAATTTTTTTAATTCAGAAGTATTACCAATTAATTTATTATAATTAGTTTCATGACTTTTGTTACTATAAATATCATGATAAATATTTATCCAGTCGCCAAAATGAGTATCAATTTCTGTTTGACCAATAGAAACTGAAATTTCATCGATTATAGCATGTCCTAATCTATTAACATAACCCCAATCTACACTAGAATCAGTAACAGCGTCAATTTTTAGAACAAGAACCATTTTTGATATTAAATCACCAGATTGTTCTAATGTAGATGTAGCTGCGTTACTTGAACCAAAATCAATAGAACCACCATCAAATGATACTTGAATAGTTTCACTGGCAAAATGTGTATACCTGTGATATTTTTTTTTAAATAAAGTTATCTCAGGATTTCCTGTTAAATATGCATCTTGTGATCCTAAAGCTGCTAATTGTAATAAAGCTCCACTCATAAATATAAATATAGTAGAAAAAAAATGTTTAAATCTAATAAATAAATCATATTAACACTTATTTTTTATACTTTAAAGTTATCTTAATATTGATATTTAAGTCTAGCATATCCATCCTCAACGATTAATACATTAGTTGATAAAGAAAAAACATAAACTGTTCCTTCAAAAGTATCTAATGATAAAGAAATTTTATTAACATTATTAAAATTGAAATATCCAGAGGGTTCACTATTTTCAGGATCTAGACAAAAAGATAATGCATTAATACCTAAATCAGGACTACCTTTATGAAATTGAAAAGGTACAATATAATTAAAATAATCAAATTTACGCATACCCGATCTAAAGAATTTCTCAGCGTTTATTTTTAATTGTCCTTTCTTTACCATACTAGTTGTTCCATTAGTATAATCAGTAAATTTATCCGTATTTGTAGCTAATGTCTTTTTTCTTAAAACCCATATCAATTCTTTAGAGGGCAAAGTAAAAGGTAATACTATATTATGTATCCCATTAGAAGATAAATTCTTAACTAAACGATTGGTAACATCTATTAAATATTCTTGTTTATTTTGAACAATGTTTAAAACATTTGGTTTTTCTAAAAAAATATAGTCTACCCATAATCCAACGTTAGTTATATCTCCAGCTGGTGCTGTTCCGGATTGAATACAATTATTTTTTGTTTCAAAATAAAATTTCATAACAATATCTTGTTGAACAATAGCTACTAACGGAATAGCTAAACTATAATTACGACAAAAAGCAAATTGAAGAGGAATTATTAAAGTATGAGATTTATTGGCTTGTAAACCAGCAGAATTTTCTGTTCCCAATGATCGCGAACCAACAATTTTATCTAAATGGTTTTTATGTTCATCTGTACTAGTTAATTCTGTCCAAAGATGCATCCACATACCAAATTGTCGATCAATAATTTGTTTTCCAATTAATAATTCGACTTTTTTAATAATATTAAAACCAATTCTATTAGTCCAAACAGCACTAGAATCGTCTTGATAAGGTAATGTTAATTGTAAATAAGTTTTAGATATCAAATCCCCTTTTCGACTTATTTTAACTGTATTAGTAGATCCAAATTTAGGCGATCCAACAAATGTTTGTTCAATTGATTCAATCGCAAAATTATTATAAGTTTTATAAACTGTTTTGAAAAATGTTATTTCGGGATCTCTAATAATATTAATATCTTCTGCACCAAGTGAAACTAATTGCATAAGTGCTCCTTTCATAATTATAGTAAGTGATAATTTATTTTTATATAATAAAATAAAAAATGTTAATTTTTATTAAAATTAACATTTTGAGATACAATTGCACATTTTATAATAGTAATGAATCTAGTTGGAGTAAGCAAGACCACCCATACCAGAGGCAACACGGAGTACGTTGTAGCTGTGAGCGAAAACAGTGAGGGTACCAGCGCTGGTGGCTGTTACATCAAGGTTGACGTTATCGATACGGGAGAAATTGCATGTTCCAGAAGGTTGATGTTCTTCGGGTTTGATGGCAAAGGAATAACATTGGATACCGGTGTCGGGTTTACCAGTGTGATGTTGGTAAGGTTGGACATAGTTAAAGTATCCACCAACACGTTTGGCGAAACGATCTTGACCGTTAAGTTTGAGTTTAGCATCAGTAATATTGTCGGTACCAACAGCGGAACCGAAATCAGAGAATTCATCACCAGCAGGGTTAGACATACGGGAAACCCATATTAATTCTTTGGTGGGGTGATTGAAGGTAAGTCTGACGCTGTTAAGAGATGCAGCTTTGAGGGAAGAATCTTGAGATTGGACAGTTTCGATAAGGTATTCATGGGGGTTTTGGGCAAAGTTTTTACGTTCTTCGGTATCAAGGAAGATGTAGTCAGCCCAGAGGGAGACATTGGTCATGGTTTGGGTACCAGCGGAACCAGCAGCACTGCATTTAGCTTTGGTGTTGAATTCAATGACGATTTCGACTTCGTGGTATTGGAGAGCAATAAGGGGAAGAGCGAGACCGGGGTTTCTGCAGAAAGCGAATTGAAGGGGAATGTGAGCAGTAATTGTGGTGGTAACGCTACCAATTGTACCATCAGAATTTTTGGGACCTACGAGTTTTTCTAAAAGAGCTTTTTGGTCAGTTGTGTTGGTAAGTTCAGTCCATACATGCATCCATGTTCCGGATTGTCTGTCGATCATTTGACCACCAATGCGGAGTTCAGCTTGTTTGATGAGTTGGAAACCAACACGATTGCAGTTAGCTACATCGTTGGTAAGAGTGGCTTCAACGTAACAGGGACCGACTAAATCACCATTACGGGAAACACGACATGTAACTTTGTTGTTAAAGTCTGAAGTACCATTGAGGGTTTGTTCCATAGCTTCCATAGCAAAGTTAGTATGTCTGCGGTAAACTACTTTGAAAAAAGTAATTTGAGGATTACCGGTAAGGTAAACGTCTTGAGCGCCATAGGCGACGAGTTGCATAAGAGCACCAGCCATATTAGTATATAACTAGATTAGAAAAAAATTCTTAATATTTTTTTATATGATATAAATATTTTAAAGTAAATTGTTTATATTATAATAAAAAAAATTTTAATATTTTTAAATATTTTTTAAATATTAAAATTTTTAAAGTATTTTCATATTTTTTGTAAAATTAGTAAAATTAGTAAAATTAGTAAATCTAGTTGGAGT